TCCAGAAAAATGATAGCGAGATTGAGCTTACTGAATCAGAAAATAGTGTTGACAACAACTATGACAAGCTGATATCAATGCTCTAATGGCTAGTTTAAAATCAAGATTTGAAGAACTAATACACATGACCTGGGGCGACTTCGTGCAGCTGGAGCATGATAAGAGCGCCAGCGTTGATGACGGTGTACTCTGTTCACTAATCCGAATCTGTGCCGACACTGATGATATCGCTGCCATAAAACTAGCTTTTGACCGCGTAGACGGCTTGCTGACTACTCCTATAGAGGTTAAAGTGCCAAAATTCTATACCCGGTATGTCAAAGCCAAAGAAATTGAACCAGGGATGAAGCAAATAGAGGCCGCTGGTGACAGCAAAAAGCAAGAAGCTAGTGATTATGACCCTGCAACAGCAAAACTGCGTGAAACCCTAAAGGAAATGCGTGGTATGCCCCAAGATGTGATACGAGTTGTCCGGCTTTATAAGAAACACATTGATGAGGGCAAATCTGAAAAACACGATCCAATGGTTAAATCAGTTATTGTGGCTAATCTGTTACGCAACGTCCGGCGTGGGCGCTACCGCGCCATTGAGCTGGTATTCGACCAGATAGATGGCAAGCTGACCCGAACTATTACGCTGCTGGGCGGTGATGATGTTTATGTTGATGATTATAATACCCTTGTAGCGCCGGCTCATGCTACGCTGGATGAGTCCGGTATATATGTCGCTGAAAACAAAATAATGACTGCCGCCTGGATCAGAGGCTTTGCCAACAGCCAGAAGGGGTTAGAAATGATAGCTCAAGGATTGGAAGATGAGCGTTGAAAGTAGATTACAGGCTAATATCCGTAAATATCTCAAGGAGAAGGGGTGCTACGTTCTAGTTATCCGGCCGCAACCGGGCATCCCTGACGGCTGCTCAGATATTATATTTATGATAGAGGGGTTTTGGGGCGCGCTTGAAGTCAAAGACAGCCCGACAGCTCCGTATCGGCCACTCCAAAAAGAAACACTAGATAAGCTTGATCAATGGTCGTGGGCCAAGCGAGTTGATCCTATGACCTGGCCAGAGATTCGGCAAGAATTAGAAAGTATACTGTGAAAAAATCAGTTGAGGAAGCTCAACACGTAGAGAGGTGTTTAAGCACTGGTAAAAAGAAATCAACCTATACCCAAGCCAAGAAGGAAGCCAAATTTTTGAAATATCATAAAAAGTACGCAAATACTGTACCGCAGCCATATTTTCACAAGAAATGTGGCTGGTGGCATGTAGGTAACGGCTAATGATTATTTACCATGATGTTGAACAGGGGAGTCCAGAATGGGAAGAGTTACGTGCGCCGCTCTGGACTGGTACAACAGCTATAAGATTATTGCAGGGCAAAATGTTTTTACCCAGAGCAAACTTCGGTGGGAATATCTGGACTAGGCGCGGCCAGGTGCTTGAGTCAATCGCTATCAGGGAGTATGAACGTAAGGTTGGCCGCAAGGTGCAGCGGCCGGGCTTTGTAACCAATACCGTATATCCTACTGGCGGCTACAGCCCAGATGCCATAGATGGCCGTATTCTGATAGAGAATAAGTCGCTTAACGGTGTAAAACACGAAGACCTGATAGCCGGCAAGATCCCTCTGACCTATTTATGCCAGGTGTTTTTCGGCATGATAATCACCGGTTGCCGCAAGGCCAAGCTACTGGCGTTTAACCCTGAATACCCGGATCAACTTGTCATTATAGATATAAAGTACGAAGTAGTGATTGGTAACAACATCCGGCGTAAGCTCCGGCTGGATATGAAAAACCGCCGGTCTATTTGACCCGGCGGCGCTTAAGTATCTTTTTAGGTAGTTCTTCAAAATACAATTTAAAGCTATCTAATGGATGTAATTTACTAATATAGTTCCCTCGATTAGCTCTACCATTATACCACCTATTGACATCTGACCTCTGTTGTGATACAGTGTTATCAATAAACCGCTCCCAGGTATAACAGCGTTCCAACTTGCTATCTCTTCGGGAGCGGTTTTATAATCAAAAAACCCTTCTTTAAGTGAAGGGCTTTTGTAGGTGAGTATTTTCCTATTTTAAATTAGATCTTTATCTTATAGTTCTTTGCGAGAAACTAGCCTAAGAGTTTTGGGTGGATTTATTGCCGGTAAAAGAACAATACTCATTCTCATTATAGACATAAGCGTAATAGTATGATAGGCTTTTCTACGTGAGGTTGAGTTTACAGGGGTGTAAACTAAAAACGAGCGCTGTGCGAGGGCGCTCGTTTTATATTGGTGTAAAGTTTTTATTTAACGGTTGTACCATCAACAGACGAGCTTGTATTTACTCTCGTAGCGATGGTAACAACACCAGAAGCGGCCAGGCCGCCTACTAGACCAGTCCAAGCACTGACTACGCCTGGCGCATGAAAGACGCCTAAGAGTACGCCAATTACGGCTGCTCCTACGATAGTCAATGAAGCAAAATAGTCTTTGGCTTGCAGTCGGCGTAACAGTTCAACAAAGGCGACTACTGCCGGGATTAAAACTAGTTCCATAAAACATTCTCCTTATTACTACTTCTTAGTATACAGCGGTGGCAAGGTAAACGGAACATAGTCAGTGCCGCCGCCGCTATTGTTATATTTAGCGACTACATTGGCGCGCTCTTGCGAATTTAAGACCTCTTGCAGTACTACATCGCAAGGTCGGCCCACAAAGCCTTTAGCACCAGGATCAGTCCAGGTTTTAGTTTTGACATCATATGGTGGGGTTCCACGCATTAATGCCGCTATATACACATTGTTTACAAAATTTTCGTCAGCCACTTGAGTTTCCTCTCCTTCTTTATAGGTGTTTAGTCTGTAAATATGTTGATCATGCCGCCAGCTCTCAGATAAGGCTCCAATCCGCGAGGCATATACCCATGCGCCATCTACTACTTTGGAAGCTACACCGGGCCAGTTTACATTTTCTTCAAAGGTGCGATCTCCACTTAATACTACGCCAATATGACCGTAAGTACCATATTCGTAGCAAATCAGATCACCGCGCCTACGGTCAGCATAGGGTACTTCAACAGCGTGGCCTTGAGCCACCAACGTTTTACCAACATAGCGAGCATCACCACGCGCGGCCTGTGGATCAGGTACATCGGACATTTCTTGCATAAACCACTTAGCCAATGAGACACACTGGCCATCTAAACTGGGTACAATACCTGGAAAAAACTTGTTTAATCGCGCGCTGGCGTAGTCATCAGCGTTATTCGCTACGTGAGCCATTTTCTTCTTCTGGCTCTATAGCCGGCGCCGGACGATCTACATGCTCTTTTTCACTCATAAGCTGATTATAGCACTAACAACCAATGTGCAAGAATAAAACATCAACCTTACAATTGAGCGGTTTAGGATTTGGTGAAGGGGTTTGTGAAGTATCTGACTGACCTGAACCATTACTAGGGGTAGGCTGAGAAGATGGAGTCTGAAAAGTTTTATCGCTTGAATTTTGCCCTGTTCCAGCGCCATTATCTGCGCTTACGGCACTAACTTGGCTGCGGCACTGTTGTTGTAGGTCTGTAGTTCGTTGATCTACAGGAACTTGGAGCATACAGATGATTATAGCCGTCTGCTGGGCCGCCGTAGTGTGGGTGTCATCTGTAACCGCTTTGATAGCGTCTAGTATTCTCGCCTGGCTTTTTACGAGCGTACTAGTATTGTTGGCAGCTATTTGTGTTTGAGCTGTCTGGTTAGCTATTTTGGCATTGAAATTGACAAACATAGCGATTAAGAATAAGACCAGCACGAATCTTATAATATCTAAAATCTGAAGTAGCCGATTAGTATTTAGTCGTTTCATGGTGTTTTTACTCCGTGTGTTGTGGCATAGGCATACAAAATTGCGATTATTAGCGCCACCACGATACCAGCCTGTTTTATAAGTTCAGTTCGTTTTTTTAATTCGTTGTCTCGTAAACCTTGATATTTAGATTGTTCATCATCGCTTTTAACCTTAGCCAGAGCTGCCCGGTAAGCATCTTCTGCGATTTTCCAGTTCATCAAAATGCCGATGTCTTTGGCTTGTGCTACTTGCATATCTTTAAGCTGTTTGACAGCCTTTAGGATGTCAGAATTAGAGGGCTGCTTGGCTGCCATGATGTCCTCTTTTCTCTCTTTATGAATTTCATTTTAGGTTTTTATTATGTAGTTAAGAGCCAAGAATGGTTGCATATTATTGTGAGCAGTACTGCCACCGGTATTTTGGTTAGTAGCAGTGGTAGCTAATGTCGAAACATTGCCAGCACCAGGAGCTTGTGGTACTCCGACAGCCGCGCCACCGCCGCCAGCATTTACGATTGAGTAGGTGTGAGTATGAGCATCCTGAATGTGGGTATGAACCGCCATTTCACTAATAGTATTAGCGTGGCTTTCTTCACCACCTCGATCACCGACAGTGCGAGCGCTTAAGGTCTTAGTGAAAGTTTGTGTGCCACTACCATCGCTAGATAGCGATATAGCAGTACCAGCAAGAGCATTGGCTAGGCTTGAGGCCAGTGAGCCGGTTAAATTGCCAGTTCTAATCCAGTAGTACACTGTGTCATTTGTAAGGCCGGTCATAACTCCACTGGTAGTGTGATATGTCACAGCTTGGCCAGTCTGAAAACCGTTATTACTAGTATCATCTATGCCTGTGACGGTTACTACATTGCTAGCTCGTGAAGCAAAGGTAGCTATCCTTGTGCCAGTACCGGCGCCAATCGGCGCGCGGCCGCGTAAGTCAGGTAGGTTGAAGTGGCTACCATCAGCATTGCCGTAGGTAGTACCGATGACAGTAAATAGATCGGCGTAGTCGGTTCGGAGCTTAGAGGCGCCATCGCAAAGTAGCCAGCCTGTAGGTGCGGCGCTGCCGGCGTAAGGCACTACCATACCAGTAGGATTCAATGAAGTTGTTTTAGGAGAGCCATCATCATTAAGGCTAACACCTAAGATGTCAGCTACTTCATCGCTCCACTGGGTTGTAGGCCGGATGACAATAATATCACCAACTTCGCTACCTAAGTCGGTGTAGCCAGGAGCAATATCATCAATTTCAAGATTGGAGCCGTCAACGTGGCCGGAGAAGTCAACCGCAGTTGCTTCAGATATAACAGTTATAGTTTCAGAGGTAATAGGATCAATAAAAGTATGGGGTGTACCCATGCTCCCCATGAAGGTGGTATTTATACCGTCTACTGTATCTACTGCGATGGTTGAAGAGCCGGGAGAACGCGAGCTTTGAACAGTTGCGACACTTGCATTTCCGCTACCGTTGCTTGCTCTGATTTTGTCTATTGATGGCATGACTTAATCATATAACAAAAGAAGAGCTTTTTACAGCTCTTCTTATGCTTTTACTAATCGGTACTAGGAGTTGGTTCGTTCCAGAGTAGCGATAGCTTTGGCTTTTAGGCCGAAGACAAACACATCACCGCGAGCGCGAAGCTGTAGCTCAGAACCACCGTGACCCGGTACATCCTTGATGAGCTTCATGCCAGAACCGGTAGCAGGATCCATCTTAGGAGTAACACGGATTACAGCGCGCTTGTCAACCGCGATAACATCTACACCTTGTGGGAATAGAGTGTCATCAGCTTCGACAACCATCACACCGTCAATCGGGCCAAGAACGCCGTTTTTGCCGGCTGTGTAACCGAGATCAGATCCGTCAAAGCTTGTAACCAGAGCTTTGAAGCTGTCAGAAACAGCGTAAGGGATCCAGGCAACCATATTACCAACGCGGCCGCCGTTAAGTTTGACTTTAGAAACAGTATTAAAGAACTTAAGCTTAACACTATCTGTACCAGCAACCCAAGTGACCTTATTAGCAACAGGTCGGGCAGCAAGTATTTTAGTGATGGCATAAGCGTCAAAGTCAGGGATAAACTTCTCGTATACCCAGCTGCGAGCGAACTTGCTAGCCAGTGATGCGATAGGAGTGTCCTGATCGAGCGTATCTTGAATACGAAGGAACTTGTACTTGTTATAGGCCAGTGTCATGTCCTGGTTGCCAGTTTCGGCAAGTACAACTGTTTGTGAAACAGCAGTTTCATCATAACTACCGAGGGAGTCATTAGAAATATCGTAATTTAGTAAACGAACAGTTTGTGCGGAAGTCCAGTCAACTCCATTGGCATCTAAATGCCGGGCGACAAACGAAGCTTTTTCAAGCGGCTTATCAAGAATCGAGCTGGTCTTAATTCCATATGAGCTAGCCATAATTAAAACCTTTCAAATTAAATGTATGTGTCTGTCTTCTGTTATCATAAGAATACCACAAGGATTATCACACAAGCAAATAATATGCAAATACCAGCACACCGATTGCCGCTCAGAGACTACCAAAGAGAGATTGTTGAAGCTTATAACGATCCAAAAATTGATGAAATGTTACTCGTCATTGGTCGTAGAGGAGCAAAAACCACCACTACTTATAGTGAGTGTATCGTACCGGATCTGGTAAAAGAAGTTCAA